CCAATTCAGAATTTGGTGACTTAGTCACACATGTTATGGATATTACAGGAGATACATCTTTTGATTTCTGTATTCCTTACATACAAAAAGAGTCTTGGCAACCTGTTGGCACTTTTAGATCAGCTGAACTACCAATCACCAGTTGGGTCGGACATAATGGCCAAATTGTGATTCGTGTAGTTAACGCCTGTGTGGTAGGCGATGCAGCAGCGGCCCCGGTTATTTATTTTGCAATTTATTGTAGTGGAGGTCCCGACTTCAGAGTGGCAAGGCCAACACCTTGTCCAGATCTGGATGACGCGACAACTGCTCCAATAATCAAAATTCCCGATAGTAAGAAGGAAAACAAAATTACTATCGGAAAGAAACCGGAAGAAAAGGATAAGAAGAAACTAGTTGCGCAATCAGGTGAAAACCAAACTAGTTTGATCAATATGAGGTTAAGGTTTGAAAAACCTTTTCCTACCCTTATCCCCTCCATGGTCGGTATCCACAATGGAGTTTTAATGGGTGAAGAAGTTACATCATGGACTGAGCTCTTCAAGAGATATACATTTTTTGATTCTTGGACATTTAACGCACCGACGGCAACGAAGGACGTTAGCTTATTCACCTCATATGCAATAGGTTCAATTTACGCGATCCAGCGTTTTTTGAGAACGTTCCACTACAGTCGTGGATCAGTTAGGTATATGTTCAAGTGGCGACACACAGCCACCACGGGTTATTATGGTTTTACTTTGGAATTACGAAACATAGTGAACCCTTCAACATTGACCGAGAATACAGTATCGTATGGTATGCAGGGTATCTACGTAACTTATTTTCCGAACAATGGGACCTCAATGAACAATGTAACACCAACAGTTCAAATTCCGTTCTATAACAATTTTGATATGGTGTGTGCAGCGAAGTTTTCGAACGAACAGGATTATCTTCCTTACGTTCATGCAGCGATTACCTCTTCTGACAACACGACAGCCGTGGATCATACCTTTGACATCATGGTTGCACTCGGGGATGACTTTACAGTTGGCTTCCCTGTTTCACCAGTGCGGTTATCACAACCCACTTTTAAAACTGATAATAACAACAAGAGTGCTTGATCGGTGGGAACACAGCCCATGATCGTGCAGGGAGACTTATTTAATTGTTTTGTAGTTTTCTTCTCTTAGGTTAAAACTTTGACCACCAGTGGCTTACGGATGAACTGGAACGGTATTAGGATTGTGTATGGAGCAAGTTGGAGCACCGGAAGGGGCGTTGACTGTTAACCATACGTAATCACCTAGGGAGGGGGCCTATAACTTTTATTAGGTTTTCTCGGTAATTACTCTTATATAATTACAAAAC